TGCCGATGAAGCCGAAATGTGCGGAACGATTGAAGCCGTTTTGACAACATGGGGCGCACGCGAGGGCGCAGACGGTAGGCGTTTTAACTATCAACCTGAAGCGTTCAAGGAATGGGCGGCAGGTTACGCTGAAATGGGCAAGCCTTTGCCAATGTATTTCCAACATAACGATGAATCATTGCCCGTAGGCGAGTGGACTATGTTTGAATTTACTGATGATGGCATGAGTGGTAAAGGTCGCTTGTTTACCAATACAACCGTTGGTCGCGACCTATATACCATTATGAAAGAATCGCCAAACATGGTTGGTGGTGTTTCAGTTGGCGCATACGCCGATGAATATCAAATGGTAAACGCTAATAATGAAGTTATGAACCCATTAGACCCTGCTTATGATGAGGGTTACTTTCAAATTACTAAAGGGGGCTTGCGCGAAGTGTCTATCGTGATGAACCCAAACAATCCTGAAGCAAATATAAACAAACTTGAAAATGTTTATCGTGCTGACGGAACAATAAACCTTAAAGAAGTAGAATCTGTTCTGCGTGATGCAGGATTGACAAAGATGCACGCAACCGCCGCATCTAGCATTTTCAACAAAGTAATTAAACTGCGTGATGCAGGTAATGAAACCGTTGAAACGCCACCAAATTTGAGTGAATCAGACGCGGCGGTTAATCAAGCAATTCTAGCCGAATTAAACAAGCGTGAATTGCTTAAACAACTTAATAAACGAATTAAAGGATAAATCATGTCAGTTGAAATTATTGAAAAGTTAGACGCGATTGAAGCAAATAATGTTGCTGAAATTGCTAAAGTTACTGAAGCCGTAACTGCAAAAGTTGATGCAGTTGAAGCGTCATTTTCTGAAAAAGTAGCCGCTTTGGAAGCCAAAGTTGCATCTATCAACCCTGCACCATCAATCTTAAAAATTGAAAAAACCATTCGTGGCGATGTGAATAAAATGGTTAAAGAACAATTAGCCGCTTTCCACAAAAGCAATAGCCGCACCGAAAAAGAATTAAAAATGTTTGAAGATGAAAGCCATTATTCAGCATATTTAAAAGAAGCGTCTGCTTTAACAGGCGGCGGTAACAACCAAGGTGGTCGCACAGCCTATGACCCTGTATTTGTTGCATTGCGTCTTTCAAACCCTATGCGTGGTTGTGCAAGAACAGTTGCAACTGACGGTTCATCCTATCAATTCCGCGTAAAAACTGGCAATGCAGGCGCGCAATTCGGCTATGCTATCCAAAACAACGGCGCGGCAACAACTGAAGATACAAGCATTTGGCAAATCGTTTTAAAAGACCTAAATGTTCAATTCCCAATCAGAACAGCCGCTTTGGATGACATTGATGGTTTAGAAGCAAATGTTGTTGATGATATGCTTGCCGAGTTTGCACAAACTGAAGCGCAATCAATGATTTCAAACAACGACCAATCAGGTTCAGGCACATCAGTTGCAACAGGTGGTGCTGACGGCTTGCGCGGTTTAGACCAATACGCAGGTAACAACACAACTTACACAGGTGGTGTTTGTTCAGTTGCGGCATTTGGTTCAAGCGGCACAGGTTCAGCAACAGGTTTACACTCACTTGCTACTTATGACCAATTGACAACCAATGCAAACACAGTTGGCGCAAACAACATTACTTACAAAGATGTCATTAACTTCATTTACGCTTTGCCACAACAATACTGGACAGAATCAGCAAAATTCATGGTTTCCCCAATCTTGTTACAAGCAATTCGTGGTTTGACAGATTTGCAAGGTCGCCCAATCTATGTTGATGGTTTATCACGCGCAGACGGCATTGTTGGTTCATTGTTAGGCTTTGATGTTGTTGTTAATAAATACTTAGACACACCATCACAACTAACAACTGCGGCGGCAGGCACAGTTAGCAAATACCCAATGTTCTTTGGCGATTGGGAAAAGTTCTACACCATTATTGACCGTTTAAACATGGTGTTGCGCCGTTACGACCAAACATTGCCTGGCTTTATCACATTCTTTGGTGAAAAACGCTTGGCAACATCTGTTCGCGACCCGTTTGCTGGTGTTCGTTTCCGTTCTACTGGCACAGCCGCTAACTAAGTAATTAGGCTTAGGGCGGTGGAAATAATCGCCGCCCTTTTTTTAACCTAAAGGACATACCAAAATGAAAATCGCTGAAAGAGTTTTAGAGGGCATAAAAACCGCCTTAATTGATGGTGAAGCCACCGTTAATTTAAAAGTTGAAGAAGCAAGCGCGATTACTGGAAGCGGTTCAAATGTTGGTGGTCGCACCTATTTTGATGATGCTTTTGCCGCCGCGCGTTATGCAAATCCATTCCGCATGGGCGCAAGACAAATAACAGCAGTAGAATCAGATATTCAATTTGTTGCTAAAACGGGTAATGCCGCAGATGCAACAGACCCTTGGGGTTACACAGTTAATCCTAATAGCGGTTCACCTAATATAGATACAAGCATTTGGCAGTTGCCTATGCGTGCAATTTCAGCACAGTTGCCAATCCGTAGCGCGGTGTTAAGCGATGTAAACGGTTTGGAATTGGAAATTGTTGAAGATTTAGCCTTTGAGTTTGGTCAAATTGAAGCCGCATCTATGGCACTTAATAATGACCAAGCAGGTTCAACAACAACAGTAACAGGTGCAACAGACGGTTTGCGCGGTGTGTTTACATACCCGACAAGCACAACTGCGGCGGCATTTGGCACTAGCGGCACAGCAATGACCAACGGCAGGCACACAGTTTTAGCCGTAAACCAAACGGCGGCAGGTATAGTTTATGACGATGTTGTAAATTTAGTTAAAGCATTGCCACCACAATACTATGCAACCCCAACAACTGCTTGGCACGCCCATCCAAATGTAATACATGATTTGCGTCAACTTGTTGCATCAGCAGGTGGTGGCGGTGGTGGTGGAAGTGCTAATGCTTCACGCTTATTTATAGAAACTGGCGATGATGATGGCGGTGCTGTTTTAAATATGTTTGGCTTTCCAGTAATTCCAAACCCATACATGGATTTTACTGGCGCAGGCAAAGTAACACTTGCATTAGCAAACTGGGATAGATTCTTGACTATTGCCGATGCTGAAACAATGACCATTAAACGCTTTGACCAAACGCAGGCAGGTTTTGTAACTATGTATGCTGAAATGCGGATGGCATCATCAATCCGCGATGTATTTGCAGGCGTTTACTTGAAAGGCGTTTAATCATGGCGGCGAACAACATTAGCGGTATGGTAAATCTTGCGCCAACGCGCAACCCATTTAACTATGATAAGGTTGTTCAAACAAGCCGCGATTTACAAACACAATGGCTAACCCTTGATGAAATTACCAACCAATTAAACTTGTTTGGCGATGAATCACAAGATAGTTATTTAAGTGATTTAGAAGTTGCGGTGCGGATGCACATTGAGGATTATTTAGGCTTACCAATTTTTAATCAGTCTTATACTGTTTACTATGGCGCATCGGCATTATATGGAACGCCATTGACATTGGATTTGCCTGAAGTTTCACAAAACGGCGTAACAATAAACAGCGTTAAATATTATAACGATGCAAGCCCAACAGTTTTAACAACCGTTGCGTCAAGTTCATATTTTTATGATGTTACAGGTAACAAAGTAATTCTTAATGATTTGCCTACCGACCTTAATACATTTATGACATCGCCTGTTGTTTGCAATTACACAATCAATTCAAGCATATTGGCGCAATACCCTGTTATTAAACAAGCAGGCTTATTATTGTTTACGCATTTATATAACAACAGAAGCGAAACAACGGCTGGGGCTTTACAAAAAATACCGTTTGGGGTGGATGTATTGCTAAGGCAATATAAACCGCTTGTGATGTGATTATATGGCTATTGCACGGTTTGAAAATGTAAACATTAACACGCTAAGTTTTGGTGTTGATACTTTTGGCGAATATACAACAACAACGACACTTTGGTTTGTTGGTCGCCCGTTAGTTTCCGAAGTTAGAAATTCGGTTGCTATTACAGAACGGTATCGCGTGTATTCAGATTTAATAAGCATGAAATTTAATTACACGCCTAACATGAAAACTATTGCAGACGGGCAAAACAATTACAGCGTAACTTGGCGCGGTAATGAATGGCGAATAACGGATGTTATTGAAAGCAATGATAGAATGAGTGTTACTTTAATGTGCTATCGTTCTGACCCTGCTACAAAGGCTTAACATGACAACGCAAAACAATGTTAGTAACTATGCAAGGGCAATACAGGCGCAACTAACAAGCATTGCAACGCCTGTTCCTGTTTACGCAAACTTTAATCGTAACTGGGCAACTGAAACAAAGTTTATAACATGGCAGTTAAGGGATGTTCACCAACCCGTTTACACAGGTATTTATCAGAATAATAAAGGTGCAGATTCACCAATTTTTCAGATAAGTATTTTTACAACAAACATGGCGGATGGATTTAATCTGTCAAATACAATAATACAAGCATTGCATGGCTATGCAGGACAGTTTGGCGGCGTATCAGGTTTCCAAATTTCCAAAGCGGATGTCAATTGGTTATATAATAGTTATGACAACGATATTAACTTGCATAGCATCTACATGGATTGCACACTTTACATTCCATCATAAGATACGATTTTTTTAATTTTAATGAGGATTAATTATCATGGCATTACCAAATAAAGTATTACCAGGCTTTTCCGCAACCCTATATTGCCAGCCAACTGCAACCCCAACACCTTTAACGGTAGCAGGCTTATCAACTGTTGCGACTGTTGCCGCACTTGCTATTCCTGCCAATGTTATTCCTGTTGAAAACATTCCTGCGTTTGGTATGGATGATGCTGTTGCTTCATTCGGTGTTGCTGGTTCACGCCAAGGCGACAAAATACCTGTTCAAAATGCACCAACATCAATGTCAATAACTGCCGCATGGAATCCATCCGATGCACAATTATTGTTAATTCGTGGCGATGCTTATTCAGGCACAGTTGATAGAACATTTATCATTTCAGCAACCGATGGCACAGGCATTGTTTACTATGCGTTTAACGCGCGTGTGGGCAATTTCCAAATTGATTCTGCCGTAGGTGCTGAAGCAAAATGTATGTTTACAATACATCCGCGTGGCAACCAATACGGTTGGTCAAACAACGCTTAATAAAACAGCCCCGAAAGGGGTTGTTCTTTTATAGGATAAGATATGGAAATTAAATCGCAGAATGACCTGCTTGGGTTTCTGATAACGCAAGCAGGTAGTGGGCAAAAAAACTGGTTTGGCTTTGCACAGCAACGCTTGACAGGTATTAACTTGGCGCATGAAATTGCCGCTAACCACGCCGATAAAATGTCGCCCGATGAAGTGGTGGATTATGTTGTTTCGTTAAACAACAACATTTATCAAAAGTTAATTAAGGCGGACTAATGGAAACTAAGTTTCACATTACAGGAATGAAAGAAACGCTTGATGCTTTCCAATTATTTCAAAACGAAATTGGCGACAAAAATGCGCGTTCTAAAATTTTAATTCCTGCCGTTAAAATGGCAATGACACCTGTTTTAAGGGCGGCACAAGCGCGTGCAAGTTCTAACGAAACAGGTATGCTAGAAAATTCATTAGTTATAACAGGCAGACGACCAACATCAAGGGATAAAAAATCCCAATATGTTACCAATACTGATTCTGTTGTTGCTTATGTAATAACCAAACCTATTCCACGCGCAGTAAAAAAGAAATTTCATGCCGCATACCATGAAAGCGGAAACAGTATGTCTGATAAAAAAACATACAGGAAAGAAGCCAAAAAGTATTATGAAAGCAAAAACATCTTTTATGACGCTAGGGCGATTGCAAATGAATTTGGCACAGCCAATAGACCTGCAAAACCTTTTTTAAGAAACAGTTTAGAAAACAATGTTAGGGATGTAACGGAATTATTAAAAATTACGCTTGACCAAAAAATGCGTGAATATGCACAAAAGAATTTCAACAAAACATAAAAGGATAAAACATGAGTAAGTTAGCAAATGCTTTAGGCAGTAAATATCAGGAACATAAGTTATCAATTTTAACGCGAACATTTGTAATGGGCGACCATACATTTAAAGTCAGAGTTCCAAGTTCGGGTGAAATAGATGCAATTTTTGCTTATTACAAAAGCCCAAACGCCGATGATGTTGAAAAGATATATCAGCAAATAACTGAAAACTTGCGTAACAGTAAAGACAACAAAGCCGATGGCGTTGAATTTACCGATGATGATGTGGTTGTTGATGGGCGGTCAATGCGCGAAACAGCAAAAACAAAGGCTGGCGTTCAACATGGCATTGTTGAATATATGAAATTGCTTATACCTGAAACAGGTGAAACGCTTGAAGATTTAACTTATGCGGACATTGAAGAAGATTTTCCGTTTGCGGTGCAACTGCAATTCCTAGATAAAATTAGGGAAACAATCAGCACCGATTATAAGGAAACGCGCCAAAAGTAATAGGTTCGTTGCGAACGCAAGTTAAAGCGGCAATGATTTTCAACGGACACACGCAAGACACTATTGCCGAAATTGATGAAATAACAATGAGTGAAATATCGGTTATGTATGCCGATGGGATAATAGGCAACAAAGCCATATTGCAAAACAACGCAAGTTTAACGGCAGGCGTTTTTAATTATTTAAGGGGTGCTAACACGCCACCTTATACTGTAAAATCAATACTTGGTAGCAGTTACGCTTATATTTATGATGATGTTGAAATGCCTGCAAATGACAGTCTGTTGTTGTATATGTCGCAAGCGCAAGGGTTTGATATAAGCAAGTTTAAAAAGGGTTAAAAAATGGCACTTATTTCAAGGTTAGGCGTAGTTTTAGGGCTTGATACAGCAGAGTTCAACAAGAATTTAGGTCTTGCACAGCAGGGCTTAAAAACTTTTGCAACGGGCGCGGCTGTTGTTGGCACAGCCTTAAGTGCGGCAGGTTTAAACGCTTTAAAGTTTGCTGACCAAATAAACGATGTTGCCAAAGCCAATGAAGTTGCCGTTGAAACCGTTTTAGAATTATCCACAGCCTTAATGCTTAACGGTGGTGAAGCCGATAATGTAGGCAAACTATTTTCATCATTATCAAACAAACTAGATGAAGCCAGCCAAGGCAATAAAAAAGCCGAAGAAACATTTGCCAAACTTGGCGTTTCAATATCCGACATTAAGCAATTAAGCCCCGATGAATTGTTTAGAAAAACCCTAAACAGTATTGCCGCAATAGAAAACCCAATTACACGCAATGCAACTGCGATGGAAATTTTTGGCAAAGCCATTAAGGGTGCTGACATTAAAGGCATGAACGATGATTTGGAAAAAACCAAAGGCGCGTTTGAGGGAACAGGCAAAGCATTTAAAGAAGCAGGCGAAGCGTTTGATATATTAGACCGCATCTTTATGAACATGAAAGCAGGGTTTGCCGTTGAATTAGGCGGTGCGTTTAAAGCATGGGCGCAAGGTGCAGAACGATTTGTTCAAATGCTAACGGCGGCTAAAAAAGGATTGCAAGATTTATTAACGCTTGGCGAAGTTTTGCAAAACAGAATTGCAACTGGTGGCAGGCGTGGTTCAATAGATGATTTGCAATTTGGTTCTGTTATACCAAATCAAGCGTCTGCTACTGGCGGTGCGCGAACAAGCCCATATAAATCAAAAGAAGAATTGGCTAAAGATGCTGAAGCCCGTAAAGCCGAAGTTGCTAGGCTTGATAAAATCATTGCAACTAAAGAAGCCAAGCAAGCGGAAGCCGACAGGCAAAAAGTTAAAGATGCAGAAAAATTAACGAATGAAGTTAATAAACAGCGCGAAGCATTAGAACGCAAACTGCTTTTAACTAAATCTGAAACTGAAAACATGGGCAAGACCCTAACAGAAACAGAAAAACTTAATTTAGAGTTTGAAAAAGGTGGCAGTTTAGAACACTTGAAAGGCACAGCCCGTGCCAAAGCGTTAATTGATGCGACTAAATTAAAGGACATTGCTATTGCCACATTGGAATATGAACGGCAATCAATGGAAAACGAATTAGCAAAAGGCAAACTTAAACAAGATGCGCGTGAAGCAAATAAACTTGAAATTAAAAACCTTGAAATTGCCACACAGCGATTAGACATAACTAAAGCAATGGCAGGGCAAAGCGACACTCAAGTTCAGTTGGCGTTGCGTTATTATGATTTGCAACAAGCCATCTTAGATAAGAAAAAAGAGGGATTGCTTACTGACGAACAAATTTATGATTTTGCTATTGCAAGCATGAATAACATTGAAGCGGAAGAAGCCAACACAAGGGCGCAAAACACTTTTCAAGCAGGATGGAACAAAGCATACAACAACTTTACTGAACGCGCACAGGATAGCGCGGCTTTAGGGGCTGAAGCATTTAGCAATATGTCTAACAGCATGAGTTCGGCATTAGATAGATTTGTTGAAACGGGCAAACTTTCATTTAGCAGTTTAGTTTCTGACATGATAAAAAACCTTTTAAGACTGCAATTGCAATCACAAATGAGTGGTTTATTTGGGATGCTTGGTGGTGGTGGCGGTGGCGGTTTTGGATTGTTTAGCAGTTCAACTGATTTCAATAATGGCGCAGGGTTGCTTGGTGGATTTTTTGCCGATGGTGGCGAACCGCCAGTTGGCGTTCCAAGTATAGTTGGCGAACGCGGCGCAGAATTATTTGTTCCACGCACCGCAGGCACTATTATTCCAAACAGTTCATTATCATCAATGATGGGCGGTCAGCCACAAACAGTTTATAATGGCACGGTAATACAAAACATGAACGCGATTGACACGCAAAGCGGTGTTCAATTCCTTGCTAAAAATAAGAACGCTATATTTGCCGCTAATCAATCAGCGCAACGCGGTTTGCCACAGTCAAGGTAGAATAAAATGACAACATTAAACACAATACTATCTGTTGCAGAATCGGTTGGTATAAACGACCAACGCTTTATTGGGCAGGTAGTATCACGCAACCAACGCATAAGCACATCCGAAATTCTTACTGTTCAACCATTTGGCTTTGAAATAAAGCCAATGGCATATTTGCTTTATAGTCAAAACCGACCTTTGCTTAGTGCATTGCGTGAAGCCGACAAAGCAACGGAACAATACCTAAATTTTGGTTCAACTGGATGGGTTAATTATATTGCCTATCAAGGGGGCTTGTCTGACGCGCAAATAGGTGCGTGTCAATGGCAGACATCAAGCGCAAATAAAACATTGGTTCTAGGGGCATTGCCGTCAGTTTCAAGCGGAACATACATAGTTCGCACAGGTGATTTTTGCCAAGTTGGTCGTTATGCCTACATTGCAACTGCCGATGTGTTGCGTGGTAGCGGTTCAACTGTAAACATTCCCGTTCACCGTAATTTAATTGCAACCCTAACAAGCCCTGTTCAATGTGTAATTGGTCAATATGGAACGACCATTGCTTTAGGTGGCGGCACATTTACAGGCGTAACCTTTTGCGTTATCTTGCGTGAATACCCAACTTATACATTAGTGCCAATGACCAATGATAGTTTTATTTCATGGACAGGCAATTTTAAAGCGTTTGAGGCGGTTTTATAATATGCAAAACATAGTTCCTGTTCAGAATACAAATAACATTCGCCTAGCGGATTTTGTGCGCGTTACAACGGTGGTTGCAGGCGTTACAACGGTGTCTTTATTTTCAACAGCCCCTTACGCAATAACTGTAACGCTTGGCGGCACACCGCAAACATTTAATGGCTTATCAGCCTTGGTGCAAATTGGCGATGTTCAGCGCGACATTAAATCAACGGCTAATGAAACATCGGTTACGCTTGTTGGTATTGTCC